CTAGAGCTTTAGGGCGTTTTCCAGCATGCCGATGACGTCCGGGCCGTCCTCGCAGATCCAGGTGCCGTAGTGCTTGCGAATCATGTTGCCGTTGGTGTGGCCCATCTGTTCAGCGATCCAGTCGATCGAGGCCACACCGCTGCTAAGCAACTGACTGGCATAGGTGTGTCGGCACTGACCAGGCCCGCGATAGCGGACGCCGGCGTGCTCCAGATGAGTCTTGAAAAAGCGATCGCGGATTGTGAAGTCGCTGACATGCGGCTCGCCACTGGAAGTGTTCAAAAACACGAAATGCAGCTTATGTTGCCTGACTGTGCGGTTATCCCGTTGCACCACTTCCACGGTCTGCGGTTTCGCGCCCTTGGTCATTGCCTTCAGTTTGCTAAGAGCATCGAATGCTGGAGCAAGTAGGCGAACCTTGCGTGTTGACCGCCTAGTTTTCGTTACCCGATAGTCGCCCCGCACCTTCGACCGACGAAACGTCACTGTGCCCGCCTGCAGATCCACATCTTCCCAAGCCAGTGCAATCGTCTCGGAAACACGCGGTCCGGCCCATATCATGAATTGCACCATCAGCAGCTCGAAGGTACGAGTGGTTGGCGTGGCCAGGATCTGCGCAATTTCCGCTCGGGTGAAAGGGTCCGGTGCTGCCGGATCCGGAAGACGTACGTGCAACCCTTCCGTGGGGTCATGGGCGATTTTCTTCCTAGTGCGGTACAGCCTGAATACCTGCCGCACGTTGCTGACGATATCCCGGATGGTCTTATTGCTTAGACGAGCAGCCAGAACACCCTGGACCCACTGCTGGAGATCCAGGTGATCAATTTGATCGATCTGTTTCTTACCCCACATTGGCCTGACATGAACCTCCGCCTTATTGGCGTAACCGCGATAGGTAGTAGCTGCAACGTTGTTTTTCTGGATGCTCAGCCACAAGTCCAGATAATGACCAAACGTGTTGTCGGCCAGCCTGGACGAATTAGGGAAATGCCGTGAATAATCGAATATTCCGGCCTGGACTTCGTACTCGATCATGTCAGCCAAGCGCTTAGCCTGGGCCCTGTTGGCCTCAGTATTCCCACCAGGCACCGGCTCCCTGCAAAGCTCGCCGTTGTATCGAAAGTAAACGCGGACCGAATTGCCTCTGGCTTCGACTCCGTTCATTGCTGTGCCCTTACGCTTCAGTATGTGTAGCGATAGTGTGACGCGAGAAAAAAGAAAGGCCCGTTTCCGGGCCTAGTGCGATGCGGTCCATCTTCTAATGGACGATGGTCACGGCTTCTGCCGCTGGCTTCGAAGGTGTGCGTTTTGCTGCTGTCGCTGCCTGCTGCAACGGGTATGGTTCCCCTTCGCTCTCCAGCCCCCGCACTGATCACACTTGCTGGACAGATCAATGTTCCAAGGAAAACGTTTTGTGCTGATCATTCGCCATCCTCGATCTGAACCAGCGATGATCCGCAGTCGGGACAGCCGCACTTCCATACTGGACGATTCATGGTTGCGCACCATTTTGCGCCGACCACTGCTTCAGCCAATGCATCCAGCAGCAGATCCTGTCTACCTTCCCGATCAAGCTTTTCTGCGATAGCTTGGACGACGAAGCTATTCATGCTAGTGAACTGGTCGTCCGCGGCTGCGTCCACTTCCGAGCGCATGCCATTTGGCAGACGGATCACGAACTTGTCTGCATCCCGAGAACTCAGCTTCTCAAATCGGCGGTTGGGAAATGGTGTAGTTCGCATTGATCGAAAGGCAGCAAGGGCTTGCTGAGCAATTGAGTTCATGTGGTGATCTCCCGTCAAGCAATGAAAAGTAGGCTGATTGGACGCGGCGACGCTGGGCTGGCCAGCAATCTGGCAACAACCGCTGCGTCCACATCACTCAGTTCGCCCTGGTCATAGGCCAGGCTGGCCAGTCTCTCCAGATGCGCCCTAGCGTCGGTCGTTTTGTGGACTTGATAAGCGATCACTGCGGTGCCGATCATGGCTATGGCCAGCAGCCTCCTGGACGTTGTGGTAGCCTTTGGCTCGCTATTGCTCTGGTGTTGTGCGTGCATTGCCTAACTCCTGGTAGTGGCGGGTGTCGGGGAGGTACGAACTCCTCGACACCGTTCTTCTGCCGGCATGGCCGGCGTTTAGACTGGTAGCTTGGCTCAGGCCTTGCGCACCAGGTGGATTGTTAAATCGTCCAGCTCGTTGCTTTCATCTGTGTCGGATTGCCAGATCAAAACCGCCTCGATCTGCTCAGTGGTGCAGTCGTCGACCAACAGAGTGCGGTGACCACCGCTGGCCACCACATCCATGATCGAGCGCAACCCTTCAGCGGTATAAACCGAAGCCTCGATAATCCGTGCCTCGCAGCCCTGGGCCAGCAGCTCATGGAGGGTCGCCTGCAAGCGAGCTGTCTTACCCGCCCCGGTAATGATTTGAATATGCATGGTTTACCCCCGTTCAGACCTTAAAGATCCAGCACTTGACCGTCGGGCAGCGCACAACCAGTGGGTTGCGCAACGCCTGTGCCGAGCGAACCGAGCTATCCACCGCCTTGTAATCGACGTACTTATGGCTCCGCGACTCTTTCAAAAGGGTTTTCAGTGTTGTGACGTCTGCCAACTTCTGACGATGCTCCGCTGCCCGCTCAGCGAACTCATTGAGGTTGATAGCAATGAGGTCGGGGTTTTTGCTGTGGTTGACCAGCGGGTCGTCATAGATCGACTCAAGGTATTCATAGACCTGCCAAAATTCCTCGACCTGAGGGTGATCCGCAGAGGTGATGCTTTGACGCTCGAGGGCCATCTCGATGATCTGTCGTTGAGTGGCTTCGACCTGGCCCTGGTCGAGCTTGACCACCAGAACTATGGCATCAAGCAGACTGAGCAACTGAGCGTGATTCTTGATGATCCGCTCGACACGAATGGCACCGCGCAAACGATTACCGCACTGCTTGCAACCACCCTCTGCCGGCAGCTCGGAACTGCATGCGTAGCAATGAGTATTCAGCCTGCGCAGGGTGGACTCGTGGCCAGGCATGCTCTGCCCGAACATATCCATAACAGAGGCTTCTTTTCGCAGCGCTTGCAACAGGAAATGGCTCAGGGTGGACCCGTCCAGGGCATTCAACCGATCGGCAGCTGCGCGACTCTCTGGCGTTACGGTGGGACGCACAAAGTGCAGCTTGGTGATACGAGTCATGATTGCATCGTCGGACACCACAGCAGCGTTCTGGCTTATCGCGATGGTGCCTCGGAACGGAGGCTCGTAGGTTTCATTGCCGGCTGTTTTCATGCCCTTAGTCGCGAGCGTGCCACCGCCGAAGAAGTCTTTCAGCTCGTTCCAGTCGAACGGTTTGACGTGGTGTTTATCGTCTTCCTTACGATCAGCTTCCAAGAAGACCACAGGCATTCCCGACACCTGCCCCATAAGTCGCGAGCGCCCGGCCTTGGTGGACTTCATTGGGTCGAATCCCTCATACCCTTCCCTGCCCAACAGTTTCCAAAGCAAATTGAGCAATGTGGTCTTGCCTGCGCCGGCCTGGCCTGTCAGTTCCATGAAGGGATAGGACTGGAACCTGGCTCGGATCTGCTCGCAAAACAGCGAACCGAAGAAAAACAGCAGCGCAGCGATCCCTTGGCTACCGAAACATGTCCATAACAAACGCAGCCACTCTTCGTTGTAGGCCTTGCCGTCGCGCTGAATTTTCACCTGAACGCCTTTTTGCAAGGTTTTCAGGCGCAGCTTGCCGAACTCAAAATAATCCTCGTTGTTGATCGGGTAAACGCTACCGTCCTTGATGGCCAAGTCGCCATAGATGTAGCAAGCGTTCTCCTTGCTGTAGCCGATATAATCGATAGTTGACACCGTTTTGAGGCCGAAAAGCTGGTCTTTCATGATCTTGTCCAGTTGTTGACCGCTGCCGGTGTACATGGCACCAGCCGCCATCCCTAGCAGTCGTTTTTTAAATTCGCTGGCTGCAGTGAGCTGGCCGCTGGTGAACGTATTTTTGACGCTGCCACCGTCATGCGGAAAGTCGACGCGCACGTAGTACCAAGACTCGTCCGTGATCTCGTTGCGCTGGTAGTAAAGGGCTTGAGGAAAGCAGTTGGCGATCTCGCTCACGCTGCCAGACTGCTGCAGCGCCTTCTCGCGGATCTGGCGTCTGTTAAGCAACTGATCGACGCTTTCGTCATCGCCTTCCAGTTCCTGAACGGCACGGTTGAACTTTTCCATGTCCAAACGGAACCAGTACAAACGACTGTTGAAGCGCAGGTAAAACTCGCTGCGTTCGTGCCAGTCGTACATGAGCAAGGCCTTTTCAGCCGCGCTTTCCGAGATCAGCAGAGCACCTTCGTGGCGTGCCGCTTTGAGATCCTGTGTGACCTGACCTGCCCGCTTGTCCGTGTCCAGAAAGGCCCACCGCTGATGCAGGTCATTCCAATCGATCTTCCGTCCGTCACGCTGGGGGATCTGTGCTGCCTCGCAAACAAACCCCAGCTCCCTTGCCATCCTTACCCATTTGCGTGTGTACGCTTGGGCACCAGGCTCGTTATCAAGAGCCCAAACCAGCTTCGGCAAGTTCTCCGGCCGAGCCTTCAGCAGGGCTTTTAGCGATTGCTCAGGGAACGCGTTGGATGACATAGCCGATACGGCTGATACGTCGTGGTGCAGCAGCGCAATCGCGTCGAAAATCCCCTCCACGATCCACAGTTCTTTGACGTCCTGAAGATCGACGCTGGGAGGGCACCACCAGACGCCTTTATAGCTGTCGCCATGTTTGAAACGGGCTTTCTGTTTACCGAAGCGTGATGGACGATCAATCAACCGCTCCCAGTACCCGCCCTTCTCCAGCGCAAACCTTACGGTTGCACTACCTGCGTTCAGCTCGCGGGAAAAATAGGTTTCCTGGGTGAACCACCCCGCCACTATGGTCATATCGAAGCCGCGAGCGAATTCCATATAGGCCCGTGCAGTCGCAGTAGGCGCGTTATCAGTCGCGGGCGCTCGCTTGGACCAGTCCTCAAACAGATCCTCGTAAATCTCCTTAACGTGCATCGTATGCCTGCACTTTTCCGGGCGACCGCAGATCACCATCCAGGGCGCGGAGTAGCGGGTATAAAGAGTTTTCTTGTGACACTTAGGGCAAGTGCCGCCGCGCATGTAGTCAGTGTTAGCTCGATGTTTAAGGCCGAACTCCTGATCAAGGCGTTGTAATACGTCGTTGCGCAAATCTTCTTTCATGATTGCTTCATTGCTTTTTTGAGGCCGTGGGACAGAGCGCCGATAAGGCTTTTCTGAGCTGCCATAGTGGGTACATGGGCGAGAATCGCCCCGTGGCGGTTGCCAGCGGCGATCAAGCGGAATTGGTCGGCATACCAGTGCTCGTTGAAACTTTCGCGGTACTGCGCAATGAGCAGATCCATTAACGCCTGAGCCTGGGCAGGCGGCAGTTGTGTAGTGACGATTACGGCGTTATCCATCGGAAAAACCTCGATCTCGGGCGCAGTTCACCCAAACCCACGAGCGGCGGGACAGGGCTTGGTTAAATGGGGAGTTACGAGTTGGTGATGCGATAGCGCCCGTTATCAGGAGCGTTGATGATGCGTTCGTAGATCAGGCTGACGGGGATCGCCCAGGCATGGCCAGTGGATGGATCTGTGATGACGGTGTGCGTGGCGGTGCTGCTTCCAACATCGAGGCGCTGTCGGTCACAGATCGCAGCCATGTCGGTGCTGGCCAGATGGACCAGAGGTTCCGCGATCTGAGCGGTCACGCAGTACTGGCTGACCAAGTGTTGCACGGCGCGGTCGAACAACTTTTTGTCGTTGCCCAAGTGCTCACAATGATGACGCTCCAAGAACGTGAGGGCTTCGGCCTTAAGCAAGTCTTGGAATGTCATAGTTGAGCGCTCGCTGATGTGCTGTGAAGCTCGATGACAGAGAGCACTTCTTCATGCCTGGCCGCGATATGTCCGGCGTGTGCCATCAGGATCTGCTCGGCCTCACTGGAGTTGATCAAGCCGTCGGCGAGAGAACGGGCGATGATCTGGTCAACCGTGCCGCGTTTGGCCGCTACGTTGACTGATCGGGTATAAAGTTCGACGTTGTCCAGTGTCTCTGGATTGGCGAGCGGGACGAACAATCCGCCGTAAATCCCTGCAATGTAGGTAGGGAAATGCGTTGTACCGGCGGCACGTTCCAACTGATAGATCTGCGAGTCAGTAAGCGGTCGGCTGCTGGCGTTTTCATAAGCATGGTTTTCAAACTTTTTCTGCCCGAGTTGCAAACGTTCTGCTGCCTGCTTGCAGCCGCCTGAGCTGGTAATGATTGCACTGATGGCGCCCTTACGTGCTTCTAGAATTCGGCATTTCATTTTCTACTTCTCCCTGTTAGCCCACGTCGTTATTGTTCGACAACGCCGTCTTTGATCCCCAGCAATACGGCGGCACGATGTGCCTCCCCGCATCGACATCGGCTCTGGCCACTCAGCACCGCGTAAACGGTGCTGGGATTCAAATTGTGCTGCAGCGCAAAACCTCTGGCGGTCTGCCCGCGACGTTCAAGAGCTTCACGCGCAGCTTTGCGGGCTTGCTCAGTGATGGTGCTGTTCGGCATAGTGCAATTCCTTGCGACTTCGTGTGATGAAGTGGAAGGATGTGGCAAAAATCTGCCAATGTAAATATAAAAGTGGAAATATTTTGACTCTGTCCGAAGAGATAGGCGCAAGACTGCGCGAGCAGCGTAATGAAAGTGGGCTTACGCAAGATCAGTTGGCCGTAAGGCTGGGGGTGTCTAAGCGGACCGTAGGAAACTATGAATCGGGGACTAGTGATGCGCCGGCGGCATATCTGAGCACCGTTGCGCGTGAGCTGGGCTTCGATGTCATGTACATACTCAACGGTGTTCGAACCACGCTTGGCTCCGGTGACCTAAGCGAAGTTGAGGATGTGATGATTAGGCAGTATCGGACAATTCCCGAGCACGACCGACATGCCATCCGCCGGTTTCTGAAAGCTATGGCCGATGACGTAAAAGCGCCTACACGATGAGTCAGACATGATTCTTTTCGCTCCCGCATAAAACAGCACGTTCATAGACGATACAGCCTCATCTCTTATAAATATCAAGGAGTTAAGGCGTGTCGGATATGACAGAAGTAGCGTGTAATTCTCGTAACCTGAGCGGTAAACGGACGTGCGCACCTGGTCAGGCAGAGCAAAAGATTATTGAAGGCTTTCGTCGTCTAACGGATGACGAAAAGCGCAAAGTTCTGCGTCTGATAGATCTTTTGATCTATCACCCCGAGGACGCTGAGGATTAATGCTCTGATCGCCGGCCTCTCCGGTCGGCGGTTCTAACGTCAGGCAACTGCCTGCCGTCCCAACTGCTCAAACAATTCCTTTTGCTTGTCAGGTGTCAGATCCCGTAGTCGGTCGAACAGCATCACGTCCAGTTGCTGCCCGGACGGCCTAAGCGTGTGCGAAAACATCAGGTTGGCCACCCATGTGTGACCGCACTTCGCATCAAGACATTGGCAGTAGAGTTTCACGTAAGCCCTGGTCACTTCCTCCCTCGAGCTAATCCGTCCCTTGTGTCCGCATGTTGTGCAATAAATCCGCATGTATTCCCTCCCCAGGGCAGCTCATCGCCAGTATTTTGCCATATTAGTGATGGCACTATCTGTGTCTTCGGTCAAATCAGGCTGTTACAGATGTTTCCAGTAACGGTTTCCACCCGAACCGCCTGTCCTCTCGTAACGAGGCGTTGGCTTGATCAAACAGCTGGCAGATCGGTCTGATCTCGTTACTGGTGTACACGCGATCGATCTTCTCGATGTCGCCGAATCCACCGCTATTTTCCGGGATGATCCCGGCCAGCGCCGGGTTCATTCGCCAGGCAGCAATCACGTCATTGCGGGTTATGTTCTTGACCTTCTCCAGCTCGTCCTTGGCCTGAAAGTCCCCGACCGGGATGATCTGAATCGCCTTCTCTGCACCCCCCGGAATGTTGACGAACATCGAGCGGAAGTTGCCCACGCCTTTGCTGGCCGTGATCTGCGCACGCAGTTCGTCCTCGTCCTCTTCGGTCAGGTTCGGATCGTTGGTGTAGAAGATGTAACCCGCATGCGCGCCGTTGCTGTAATAGCGTCGACGGAAAAGCGTGGCGGCCTCGTTGAGCAGCAGAGCCTGCAGGCCGCCCAGGTACTCGGGTACGCCATAGATGTTCTGCTCGACGTCGTAGTTGAGGACGTGCTCGATCTCGTGCGCATCAAACTCGGTTTCCCGGCCGTTCTGCTCCAGCTGGACGAACCCGCCGTCGATCTTCACCCGCATGTTGATGGCGGGCAGGTGCAGTAGCTCCAGGATTTGGCCGAACGCATTAGGCACCCGGTAAAAGTAGGCTTCGCCAAACACCATGAAGTCCAATGCAGCCCGACTCATATCGGCCACCGTCAGTCCGGCTGAAGGGATGAACTCACGCAGCAGCAGGTTGCGTTTGAACCCTGGTATCGCGCCGTGGTGCGCGTTGGCCTTGAGCAGCCTGGCCAGGCCTCTGCGGGACACCGGCGGCGTGTAGAGACGGCCGTCGTCGCTGGGGAACACGCCCAGGTACTGCGCGATGTTGTCGGTCAGCACCGATTCCGGCGCGCCGAATGTGAACGCTCGCATGGGCCGTTGCGCCGGTTTTTCCTGCTGCAGGGTTTTGGGTTTTGCCATGAGAAGTTGATCCAGTGAGTGCGTAGCGACTGCGCCGCTTTTTGTCCGTGTTGAGGGGTTCGTACTGCAGGGCATGCATGACCGCCCAGGCCACGTCCGCGTGACCGGTAGCGTCGGTTCGGGATGCGCTGTAGGTCACCTGGCCACTGGCGGTCGTGCCGCGCTTGATCGTCAGGAAGGCCTGGGCGATATCGTTCCAGCCAGCGTCCCACTCGATGCGGCTGCCCTGGATGGTGTCCTGCGCCTTGAGCACCAACAGGTTCTTGGTTTCCAGGCTGTAGTGGATTGAGGTCGCACGCGGGTAGAAGTCGCGCACCAGGTCGAACACGCCGTAACCGATGCCGGTCGTGTCGATACCAATGTGCTGGACGTTGAAGCGCTCGGTCAGCTTCTTGACCTGCTCAGCCTGGTACTTGAACGACTGGCCACGCCAGCTGTGCTTCTCCAGGATCCGGAACTTGCCGCCGTTCTCCAGCGGCGGCGCGATGACCACGCAGGTTGCGTCGTCGCGTGTCCGGCTTGGGTCGTAACCGATCCAGACCGGGCTGTTGCCGTAAGGGCGCGGGTCGTCCGGATCGAAGTCGGCCCAAAGCGACAGGTCGGAATAGCAACGCTCCAGATCGGCCAGGGCAAACGCGCTCTGGCTGCTGTCGATGAACTTGCACATGAACAGCTGCTGGAACTTGTCGTCGTCGTACTCCAGCTGCAGCTGCTCAAGGTCGAACAGATCGCAGCCGCCGGCGATCGCGTCCAGGATGGTGATCACCTTGCGCCACTGACCGTCCGGACACAGCGCACCGGCCGAGATCTGCTTGTCGCTCGGCCAGGGATCCTTCGCGGCCTTGCGCTTGCTGTTGCGGAATTTCTCGCCCTGCCAGAAGGGGTAGGCCTGGTGCGACACGGCGCTGGGCGTGGAGAAATAGGTTTTACGCCACTTCTTGTGGGTCGCCATCGCGCTGGCGACGGTGTTCAGTTTCTCGAAGTCGCGGATCCAGAAGTATTCGTCGACATAGACGTGGCCGTGGTGACCCTGCGCCGTGCTGCTGTTTGTGCTGAGAAAGCGCAGTTCGGCCCACGGCTTGCCGTCCTTGCTGAGCACGATCGGGTTGCCGGTCAGCTCCAGGCCGAACCAGGACTGGGCAAAGGCGATGATGTAGCTGCGGAAGATCTCGGACTGGGCGCGGCTGGCCGACAGGAACACCTGGTTATCACCGGTCAGCACCGCATCCATGAAGGCTTCGCCGGCGAAGTAGTACGTCAGGCCCACCTGGCGGCTTTTGAGGATGTTCCGGATCCTGGCGGTCAGCGGGTTCTGTTTGGCCGCGAACAGCTCTTTCTGGTAGCCGTACATCTTGCTGATGAACTTGTCGAGAAAGTCGACTTCGGTCAGCTCGCTGACATCGTTCTTGACCTTCTTTTCCCGTTTCTTGCCGTCGCGCTTACCGCGCTCCCGGCGTTCGCCGCGCTGCTCGTCACGTCGATGGCCATCGTCGTCCTGTTCATCACGCGCCGGCGCGGGAGCTGGCTTTGCGCATTGCTTGGCCAGGCGCTCGCGCACCGTCGTCAACCGGTCCAGCTCGTCCAGATCGCTTTTGCTGAGGCTCTCTGTCTTTTCAAGGAGCAGCGTGATCCGCCGGCTGACAGCAGTCAGCGGCTCTTCATCCGTCAGCATGTCTTCCCAGCCACCGACGCGGATCCAGTGGTAGACGATCCGGATGTTGGGCAGGTTGAGTTGCGCCTGAATTTCCTTGGCCTTGTGGCGGCGCAGAAACAGGCGTTTGGCGGCTTCTTTGACTTCGGTTGAGTAGTACATGGGCCGCAGTCTATGCGGCGAAAACGCGGAAAACGTGCTGTTAAATTCCGCGTCTCTCCTAGAAATTGAATATAGGAGAAGCGCGAAAGTAAACCGTTTGTTGGCAGGGTTGCGGCTCCCTATCTTGGGGCCTCAACCAACCGATGAGCGCAGTTCTTCCCATGCCCCGTTCCCTTGTCAGCTTCTGGAAACGCGTCGCCACCAGCGGTCCTACCGTCGATGGTCGCGTCATTACGCCCCAGGAACTGCGCGACATCGCCGAGACGTACAGCACCGCCACCTACACGGCCACCATCTGGTCCGAACATGAGCGCTGGCCAGGTTCCTACGGCACCGTATTTGCCGTGCGCCTGATCGAAGATGTCGAGGGCCTGGCCCCCGGCCAGGTCGCGCTGGAAGCGCAGTTGAAGCCCAACCAAAAGCTGCTGTGGCTTAACGACCAGGGCGAAAAGCTCTTCACCAGCATCGAGATCATGCCCGACTTTGCGGGCACCGGCAGAGCCTACCTGACCGGGCTGGCCGTCACTGACGAGCCGGCGAGCCTGGGCACCCAGGAACTCTACTTCTCCCGCAAAACCGGCAAGCCCGTGCATTACGCGGCGGCTGTCCCGTTCGGGACGATCGGTGAAGAGGAACCGCAGGGCGAGGTGGCCAAGCTGTTCAACCTGTTCACCGGCCTGTTCAAGCGCTTTGGCATTGAAGAGGTGCCAGAAGAACCCACCCCGCAACCCCCTATCGAGAGCAAACCCCCAATGGATGAAGCTACAGCCAAAGCGCTGCAGGCCTTGATCGAACAGCAACTTATCATTGCCGCCGGCATTCAGGCGCTGATCGACAGCTTCGCAGAAGCCACTCCAGCCCCTGATCAGGCTCCCATCGATGACGTGCAGGCAGCCGTCGACGGCATCGTGGCCACCGCCGAAGAAGAAAAGCAGTTGAGTCGTAAGGGCTCCAGCAATGCTGCCGTTCTCGCCGGCCTTGCCAAACTTGAGGCGCGATTCACCGCACTGGTGGACAAGCCTGAAGGTCGCCAGCTGTCGCGCACGACCGGTGCGATTGACGCCAAACCGAAGCGGGTACTCTGACATGGCCCAGTCACTGAGCGCATTCGGCGCGAAAATGTTCGCGGCCCTGCAGGTTTCCCTGGCTGAATCCTACGGTGTCGAGCTGGCCAGCAAGACGTTCAGCGTCGAGCCTTCGATCGCCCAGGAACTCAACGAGGCGATCACCCACAAGTCCGATTTCCTGCAGCGCATCAACGTCATCGGCGTGACCGAGATCAAGGGGCAGAAGGTGTTCCTCGGCGTGTCGGGTCCTGTGACCGGCCGTACCAACACCAAGAACAAGGATCGCGAAGCGAAGGACGGATCAGCTCTGGATGAAAGCAGCTACGAGCTGTTCTCCACCGAGTCCGACGTCAGCCTGCCTTACGCCAAGATCGATGCCTGGGCCAAGTTCCCGGATTTCCAACAGCGTTATTCCGCTGCCGTGCAAAAGCAAATCGCACTGGACCGACTGATGATCGGCTTCCACGGCGTTGAAGCAGCCTCGCAGACTGACCTCGCCGCATTCCCGATGCTGCAGGACGTGAACAAGGGCTGGCTGCAGATCGCTCGCGAGCAGATCCCGGAACAGGTGCTGAGCCAAGGCCTCGATGCTGGCAAGATCACGCTGGGCGAAGGTGGCGACTATGCCAACCTCGACGCCCTGGTGCATGACACCAAGCAGATGGTCGACGAGCGTGTCCGTGATGGCGGCGACTTGATCGCAATCATCGGCAGCGACTTGTTGGCCGCTGACAAGGCCAAGCTGTACGCCAAGCAAGGCGACGTGCCTACCGAGAAAGAACGCATCGAAGACGCTCAGGTCATCGCGACCTATGGCGGCCTGCCGAGCTTTAGCGTTCCGTTCTTCCCGGTCAACGCCGTGGTGGTCACCAGCTTCGACAACCTGTCGATCTACTTCCAGGACTCCAGCTGGCGCAAGCAGACCGTTGATAACCCGAAGCGCTCCCGCGTCGAGGATTACAACAGCCGCAACGAAGGCTACGTGATCGAGCAGCTGGAAAAGTTCGCGATGGCTGAAAACGTCGAAGTGGTGAAAGCGTGAGCCTGGCACTGGCGCACAAGCGCCGCGTGATCGCCGATGGCCCTGCGGCCTTGAGCGCCGGTGCCCCGATGGCTTATTCGGCTGACACCGCGCTGTCCAGCCCCGCCAATGCCCGCAAGCATTTGAAGTTGATGGAGGACGCCTTGGCGGGCGACCTGGAGCGCATTGGCGCGATCAACAGCCGCGAACACCGGCAGACACTCAAGCGCGAAGAGCTGCTGCCCAAGTACCTGGAATACGTACAGCGTTACCGCGATTCGGAATTGAATTTCCCGAACTCGGTGCTGGCGTACGTCCTGATCTGGCTGTTCGACACTGAGCAGTTCACCCAGGGGCTGGAGCTGGCCGACTTCGCCATGTCCCAGGGCCAGGCGCTGCCTGAGCGGTTCAACCGCGATATCCCGACGTTTGTCGCTGACCAGGTGATCGACTGGGCCGAGGCCGAATTCAAGGCCAGGCGCAGCCCGGAGCCCTACGTTTCCAACCTGTTGCCCCGTGTGGATGGTGAATGGCAGCTCTTTGAGCGCATTCCGGCTCGCTACCACAAGTTGCTGGGATTGATCGCACTGAACCGCCAGGACTGGCCGGTCGCAATTGCTCACTTCGAACGGGCAGAAGCGCTTTACGAAAGCATCGGCGTAGGGACGCGCCTGAATGACTGCCGCAGGGCACTGGCCAAGGTCCAGGCCAAAGAGAACGCCGGCAACGGCACCGAATAACCGACTACCCCCCCCGGCGAGAAACTGTGGATGTGAGCCAACCATTTATGGCCCTGACCCACTGAAACAGTTTTCCCGCCCCTAATACAAGAAGCCCCGCTTCGGCGGGGCTTCTGAGAGGTTTTTGATGTTTAACGGACTACTGCGAGAGCTTATCCATCGCCACCTTTCCCTCGGGAAAGGTCACGGTGGTCTGCAGTTCACTGCCTCCAAGAATCTGAATACATCCTCTCAACGTCTCCAGATACCGGTCAGAAATCTTCAGCGCCTCTGCGACTGCTTCCGGGTGAAGATCCTGCGTTTCCAGACACATCAAGGCCAGCGAGTGCGCCTGTCTGAGTTTTCTTTCCGTCAGGGCCTGCTTTCGCTTCATGGCCATGTCTCGGGTTCTAAGCCGTTCCTTCAAACAGATGATCTTGCGTTCCACATCGTCCATTTCCCGTGTTCCTCCATTCGTGACAGGAAAAGTGTATGAGCTTTTCCGGAAAACCCACCACCTTTGTGGAACAGGCGATCGAGAACGACGGCTTTTGGCCTGATCTCTCTGTGACCGAGTTTCAGAAGGGTTACCGCCTGCCGGCGGAGTACCTGGTAGAGATGCTGGCCGCCGATCTGAACATGGCCATGGTCGAGGTCAATACCGACCTGGCCAAGTTAAAAGCGCGCTGGCAGGGCGCTGGCGTGTCCAACGTTGAATCCGCAGACACCACCATCCTGCCAGAGCGCACCTTTCAAGCGGCGACCTATAAGCGCGCCGTCTACAGCCGCGCCAAAGCCAGCCTGCTGACTCAGTTCGCCACGGTCAACCGCCGCGAAAGCGCCGAAAACGTAGGCAAGGAATTGCCAGAGCGGTCCGAAACCTTCCTCGCTTTCAGCCAGGCTGCTGTGCGGTCGCTGCAGGGCCGTGGTCGCATCACGGCGGCGCTGCTGTGATCAAGCTCAAGGCGTTGACCGCCTACCTGCTCGAGCGCCAATTGGTTGCACCTGAGCAGCTCGACAGCTGGACCGACCAGGTGCAGGTCGAGCTGGTCTGGAAACCTGACACCCAAGGCATGCACATGGGTGACATGAATTACGGTGCGACCATCTCGATCGAGCGGTTCGCGGATCACCCGGCGCGCCTGTTTGCGCTGGTAGGCAGCTGGCTGGAAACCCACGATCAGGACCGCGACGGTCTGCCAAACGTGGTGTTCGATGTGGTCATGCTCGACAACGACCTGGCCGACGTCGACATCAAGCTGCAGTTCACCGAAGCGCAGTACCTGGCCGAGGATCCTGCCGGCGAGATCGAGGCGTTCGGCAATACCTGGTCGTTCGTGCCGTTCGAACTGTGGGTGGCTGAGAGCGGCGAGGTGACCGGTCATGGCCTTTGATCTGGACATTCGCGGCATGCTCGAAGCCCAGGACCTGCTGGCCTTGATGGAGCTTCCGACGCCCAAGCGCAGACGTCTGTTGAACAACGTTGCCAAGCGCGTGCGCAGTCTGAGCCGCCAGCGGATCCGCAATCAGCAGAACCTGAATGGAACGCCGTTCGCGGCCCGCAAGGACACGTCCAAGGGCAAGAAGAAGATGGAAACCGGCCTGGGCAAGCTGCTCGATGTCACTCGCCTGACCGGTACCGAAGCGGAGCTGGGCTGGCGTAACACGCTGACCCGTTGGGTTGCCTCGCAGCAGCACAACGGCGTGTCCGAACGGCGCACCGCCGCGCAGATGCGCCAGTGGAACAAGGTTCCGCCGGGCACCGCCGCTACCGAAAAACAGGCCAAGAGCCTGCGCCGTCTGGGTTTCAAGACCCGTCAGGAAGGCAAAAAGACCCTGACCCGCCCATCCGTGGCGTGGATCCAGCAACACCTGAACTACGCCAGAGCGGGATTGCTGATCCGCGTCCTGGACGACGAACGAGCCGAATCCACCGGTGCGCAAAGCTGGAACATCCAGCTGCCTGCGCGTCAGTTCCTCGGTGCCAGCGACAGCGAAACCAGCCAACTGGTGAACCTGGTGCTGCAACAAATCCTTAATTCACCCCGCTAACGAGGCACCGCTTTATGGCACTCGGCAAAGTCAGCGTTAACAATCTCAACCTCGGCCAGGGTGCCGTGAGCGAGATCGAACGCTATTTCCTGTTTATTGGTCCCGCTGCCAAGAACGTCGGCAAGCTGGTCCCGTTGGACACCCAAAGTGATTTGGACGTCCAGCTGGGCGTTGCGGACAGCGACCTGAAAACCCAGATCCTGGCAGCGCGCAGCAACGGCGGTGATCGCTGGGCCTGCATCGCCGCTCCGATCGCGGGCGAAACCACCTGGCAACAGGCGCTTGAGAGCGCGACCCGCAGTTATTCCTTCGAAGCGGTGGTGATCGTCAATCCGGTGACCACCCAGGCCGAGCTGTCAGCGATGCACGTTGCCGCCAATGACCTGAGCAACAAGCTGGGCCGCCGTGTCTTCGTGCTGGCGGCCACTGCCGGTATTGCTCCGCAATTGAGCTGGAGCGCTTACGTCGTCGAGCAGAAAGCCATCGTCGGCGGCCTGGCTGCGCCTCGGGTTCTGCCGGTACCGCAACTGCACGGCAATAACCTGGGCGTGCTGGCCGGTCGACTGGCCAATGCCGCCGTGAGCATTGCTGACACGCCGATGCGCGTGGCCACCGGCGCAGTCCTGGGCTTGGGCGCTGAACCCAAAGACATGGACGGCATCCCGCTGAGCACCGCGGTGCTTTCGCAGCTCGACGCAGCGCGTCTGTCTGTGCCGCAGACGTACCCGGACTATCCGGGCACCTACTGGGGCGACGGCAACATGCTGGACACCCCCGGCAGTGACTTCCAGGTGATCGAGAACCTGCGTGTCGTGGACAAGGCAGCACGCCGCGTGCGCGCTCTGCTGATCCGCTACGTAGGCGATCGCACCCTGAACAGTTCGGCCAACAGCATGGCGACCACCACGTCCAAGCTGATGGCCCCGCTGCGCGCGATGGCCAAGTCCACCAAATTCGCCGGCCAGGTATTCCCGGGCGAGATTGAGCAGCCCAAGGACGGCGACATCGTGCTGACCTGGACGAGCAAAACCTCTGTCGTGGCCTACCTCAAGCTGCGCCCCCTCAACTGCCCGAAAGACCTGACCGCGAACATCGCGCTGGACCTTTCCGTTACGGATTCGGAGTAACCCATGGCCGCAAAAATTGGCGGTAAGAACTTCGACGTGAACCTGGGCGATCTGCTCGTTCACGCCGAGGCCGGCACCATCGACATCACGGACAACAGCACCGTGGCCCAGACCAAGGGTGTGCCCAATGGTCACGTCGACGGCGATGTCGCTGCAGCTGGCGAACTGGAGCTGGACACCACCAACTTCAATCTGCTGATCGAACAGGCCAAGACTGCGGGCAGTTTCCGCGAGCTGGAGCCGTTCGATATCGTGTTCTTCGCCAAGGCCGGCGAAGAGGAACTGCGCATCGAGGCCTTCGGCTGCAAGGTCCGCGTGTCGAGCCTGCTGAGCATCGATCCCAAGGGCGGCGCGAAGAACACCCACAAGGTGCCGTTCGACGTCACCAGTCCGGACTTCATCAAGATCAACGGCGTGCCGTACCTGGCTGCTGCTGAAATCGAGGGCCTGACGTAATGGTTTGCCCGTTCGATCGTGCGCAGGCTCTGGAGCAGCGACAGCGCGACCAGGCTATTGCGGCCCACTTGGCCAAACCGCGAGCGAGCGGGCCGAGCCTCACCCATTGCCAGGACTGCGACAAGGAGATCCCACCGGCGCGCCAGGCGTTAGGCGGCATGACCCGTTGCGTGCCTTGCCAAACCGTGACCGAAAAAGGACTTCGCTGATGAGCACGAATCAAGTTGCCCAAGACACAGCCATTGCCCTGGTAAAGGCATCGCCCGCCATTGGTGTTGCCGCCACGGGCGCGACCGGTGCCGTTGACTGGTCGACAGTGGCCTACATGCTGACCGCGTTCTACATGGTGCTGCAGATCCTGCTGCTGATCCCCAAGTACCGTCAGATGCTGCGCGAGTGGGAGACCAAGGCATGAGCCTGCGCGTCAAGATCACCGCCGGCTTCCTGCTGCTCTGCAGCGGCACGTTGACCGCCTTCCTGGGCACCTGGGAAGGCAACGGCCAGAACGTGGTGTATGCCGACAAGCTGGCCGGCGGTTTGCCCACGGTCTGCAAGGGCATCACCAAGCACACCAGCCCGGATCCAGTGGTGGTCGGTGAATATTGGTCCGATGCGCGCTGCGCCGAGGTGGAGGGCCTGGTGATCGCCAAGGGCCAGTTGAGCCTGGCCGACTGCTTGAGCAACCAGGCGATCGGGCAGAACACGTTCGACGCCTTAAGCAGCCATGGCCACAACTTCGGCGTGCCGACGACGTGCGCAAGCCGTGCCGTGGGCCTGATCAATTCGGGCCGCATTGCCGAGGGCTGCAAAGCGCTGGCCTGGGCTTCCGACGGCACGACGCCGGTGTGGGCCTATGTGACCGGTGCCGACGGCCGTAAGACCTTCGTTCGTGGTCTGCACAACCGTCGGCTGGCCGAAATGAGGCTGTGCCTGCAATGACCATCAGCACGCTGCGCCTTGCCCTGGTTTTGCTGGTGGTCGGTCTGCTGACCTGGTGCGCTTTCGAGTACCAGGGCAACCAGCTCGTCGCTGCCCGCGCTGATCTGGTCGACGCCACTGCAGATCTGCACACCGAGCGAGAGGCGGCGCGCTTGGCCCGCGGTCAGCTGGCAGCGCGGGACCAGCTCGACACCCACCACACCGAGGAACTGAATCGTGCCCGCGCTCAAATCAACACTCTGCAGCTTGCTGTTGCTGATGGCAGTTACCGGCTGCGCATCAAAGCTTTCTGCCCCGCAGTGCCCGGTACCGCCAGCGCCGCCGGCCTGGCTGATGCAGGCAGCGCCGAACTCGCAGCAGACGCTCGACCTGATTATTTCACCCTCAGAGACGAGCTTGCCCTCAGCCGGCAAATGATCCTCGGCCTGCAGGACTACATCCGCCAGGTCGTGCAACGCACGCCGGCACAACCCTGACCCTTTACAACTCAACCTTACGGAAACACCGACATGAGCGAAGTAAACCGCAGCATCACCCTGGAACGTGGCGACAAGGAATTCACGTTCAACCTGACCCCGCAGGTGATCACCAAGTACTTCAACGCCACGACCCAGGCCAATAAGGTCGCGCCGGCCCACAACCTGCTGATGGGCACCGTCAAGGACGAAGACAAGGCCGCACTGAAGGCGCTGCTGGAAAACCCGATCACCACCATGACCCTGGCCGGTGCGTTGCTTGAAGAGTATTCGCCGGACGTTGAAGTGATCGTAAAAAAGCCCTCGAACATGCCGAAGGCCTGACCCAGGACGGGCTGGGCCAGTTGCTGGCCCTGACCCAACGCTGGCTGCCTGGCGCCGAGCCCACGATTGAAAGCATGGGCACCGCCAAGTGGCTTGAAGACGAACACTGGAGACGCATGGAAATTGCCGTCGCCAACGGCATTTCCACTGCCTTTAACGGATAACCCTGATGGCTGACCGTTCTGCCCGCCTGGCCTTCATCCTGAAACTGACCGACAAGGTCAGTGCCCCGTTGGGCAAGGTGAAAACCAGCTTCAGCGACCTTGCCGCCAAGAGCCAGCAGAACATCATTCAGATGGGTGCAGGCCTGGCCGGCATGGTGGGGGCGGGCAAGGCCATCACCGAATCATTGGAACCGGCGCTGGAAGTGAACCGGGCGCTGGGCGACATGCGCGCTTTGGGCACCACTGAAGACGCGCTGGCTTCGCTGAACCGGACGGCCCTCGAATTCTCGATCACCTACGCCGCCAGCGCCGCCGAGTTCGTGGCGTCGTCACGCGTCATCGATGGCGCGATCAAGGGCCTGGTAGGCGGCCAGCTGGCCACCATCACCAGTGCCAGCAACCTGTTGGCCAAGGTCACCAAATCCGACGCCGAAACGACCGGCGCTTACCTGGGCACCATGTACAACCTGTTCAAGTCCCAGGCAGACAAGATGGGCCGGGTGGAGTGGGCGCAGCAGTTGACCGGCCAGACCGCGCTGGCGGTGAAGCTGTTCCGCACCGATGGTGCCCAGTTGAAAGACGCCTTCAAGGAAGTCGGGGCGATCGCGACCCAGGCCGGTGTCAGCTTTGCCGAACAAATGGCGGTGGTCGGTACGCTGTCCAGCACCATGGAAGGCGGCGACGCTGGCGGGCGCTACAAGGCGTTTTTCGAAAACCTCAGCGCGGCTGCCGAGAAAACCGGCCTGAGCTTCACGGACGCCTCCGGCAATGCACTGCCCATGCTGCAGATCATGGACAAGCTGCAGGGCAAGTACGGCGACCTGACCAGTGCTGCTGCCGGCACCAAGCTGATGGAAGTGTTCGGCGGTGAAGGTGCCCAGGTGATCGGCGCGCTAGCCAAGGACACCGATCGGCTGCGCAACGGAATTGCCGAACTGGGCATGGTCCGGGGCCTGGAGAACGCCGAGAAGATGGCCAAGGCCATGGTCGACCCCTGGGAGCAATTTGGCAAAGCAGTCGAGGCGCTGCGCATCGCTTTCGGTCAGTCCCTGATTCCGACGCTGACCCCGCTGATGGAACGTCTGGTGGGCATTGCCAAGACCTTGACCCGCTGGACGCAACTTTTCCCGAACATCACCCGGCTTATCGGTATCACCACGCTGGTGGTCTTTGGCTTCATCGCCGCGATGTCGTTGCTGACCCTGGTAGTCGGTGTCAGCAAAATGGTGTGGCTGGGCATGCTCACCGTATGGAAGCTGCTCACCTGGCAGGGCTTCAAATCGATCGCCATGTTCCTGTTCCACACGGTCATGGTCGCGGCTTTCGTGGTCGGCCTGATCGGTCTGTACACCTGGATGGCGATCGTACGCGTCGGCATGCTGCTGTGGCAGGGCGCAATCTGGCTGGTCAACGCCGCCATGCTGGCCAACCCGGTGCTGCTGATCGTGGCCGGCATTGTCCTGCTGGCCGCTGCCGTGGTCGCAGCGGTCGTTTACTGGGACGAGCTGTGCGTCGCACTGATGAACACCAGCGCGTTCCAGTGGATAAGCGATCAGATGGCCAAACTGTCCAGCTGGTTCGACTCGATGGGCGGCTGGTCAGGCATCGCCAAAACGGCCTGGGACAGCATCCTGTCTACGGTCAAGGACGCAATCAATGGCCTGATCGAGATGGCCAACAAGATCCCCGGCATCAACATAGAAACCACGTTTGGTGATCTGCCAGAGCCGCCGAAGGTGCCAGATCTGCCCGGTCAGGTGGGAGCACCTGTACCGGGTCCACAACTGCCGGCAGCGGTCGCTCGATCTGCGCCGGCCCAGGGTGCTGCAGCGAGAGTCCAGGTGAAACCTGCACCGCCTATCAGCCTGCCGCAACCCAACGTGCTGCCCTTCAAACCGCTGCAGTTGCCTGCTCCGCAGATCAACCAGGCCGACCCGATCATGCTGCCGCCGGCGTCGGCTGACCTGGCGTTTTCGATGCCGGCCAAAACGGCACTGCCAGAGCGCGTCGAGAAGGTCATCGAGCTGCCCGCCAAATCGGACAAGGGTATTGAGGCCCGCAAGGCGATCAACGCCAATACGTCGATCAGTCCCACCAAACCGCAGGCCGTCCCGAAAGGAGGACTGATGCAAAGCTTCCAGAACCAGAGCAACGCCATGAACCCCAACCAGCGCCCCGGCACCCACGTCGAGACACTGAATATCAATACCTCTAAACCGATGACACCGCTGGAGCTGGAAAACATGATGGCCATGGCGGTGGGCGGCTGATGAGTGAATACGTCGACCTGCTGATCATGAACAACGACCTGGTACTCGACCCGGCTCGCCAGCCCCTGCTGGTGGATGACCGCGCCTCGATCGCTCAGGACATCGCGCATCTGATCCGCGAAAGTGGCCTGCTGATCACCCTGGTGGCCGAGCGCGACCGGTTGCGTCAGCGTGACTGCATTCAGCAGATGGAGCTGCTCGTCGAGGATGACGAACGCCTGGTACCAGGTACTGCGCAGATCGAGCAGACCCAGCCGGGTGTGTACCTGGTGACCGCCACGACCGTGAAGTTTGGCCAGGTGGAGATCACCTTATGACCGTCGACTTCAAAAAGGCGCTGGGTGACTCCGGCATTCCGACCACCGAGGCGCAGCTCAAACAGGCCTGGGAAAAGCTGGCCGTCGAGCAGGGCAGCACGCTGACCAACACCAGCGCGTACAGCCCGTTCTGGCGAATCATCACGGCGCTGGTCACCAAGCCCGTGCTTTGGCTGCTGGAGTTTGTCAGTGGCACGGTGCTGCCGAACTTCTTCGTCAAGACTGCCGGCGCGCAATGGCTGGACATGCTGGCGTGGGCGGTGAACATCGATCGCAAGGCCGCGACGGTGGCCGTTGGTGAACTGCTCTTTACCCGCGCCAATACCGGTGGCGAGCTGGAAGTGCCGATCGGCACTGTCGTTCAGTCACCGACTCTCAACGGTCATATCTACCAGTTGGTAACCACCGAACCGCGCAGCTTTGAAGAGGGCCAGAGCCAGTTGGTGGTGCCGGTCAAGGCCGTGGGAGCCGGCAGCGGCTACAACCTGGCACCGGGTTACTACGCGGTGCTGCCTCAGTCGGTACCGGGCGTTGTCCAGGTGGTGAACAATACCGACTGGCTGCAGACGCCTGGTGCGGACTCCGAGCATGACGACCAGTTGCGCCTGCGCGTGCGCAACCAGTTTTCGGCGGTCAACCAGTGGCACACAGATGCGGTGTACCGGGCGATTATCACCGGGTTTCCAGGTGTGGCAGCAGATGGCGTGTACTTCGAACACGGCGCGCCGCGTGGGCCAGGCAGCGCCAATGCCTTCGTACTGTTCGACGCCGGCGTGCCCGCCGATACTTTCCTCGAGCAGATCAACACGCATATCCGCGACGGCGGCAACCATGGCCACGGCGACGATCTGCTGGCCATGGCCATGCCTGAAACCCTGCACGCGATCAGCGTCAAGGTCTGGCCGGTGGCGAACCTGACAGCGCTGCAGCTGCAGACGCTGCAGGCTGAGGTCGGGCTGTTCATCCGCGCTGCGTTCCGCGAAAGCACCCAGAGTGACTACGCGCCGACTCGGACATTTCCCCAGTCACGTTTCAGTTTCAGCCGCCTGACCGAAGAGCTGCACGTCCAGTTTCCGGATATCAGTTCGTTGCGGTTTGCCAACAGCGACATCGTCTCGGCCTTGGACATCCCGCGCATCAGCACCCTGGCGGTGGTCCTGCAATGATCAAGCTCAAGCTGCCGTTCTGGCTCGAAGGGCTGGAGCTGACCAAGCTGGTCACCACCGCCCAGCTCTGGTGGGAGCAGGCCACCGAGTGGCTGCGCTGGCCGTACCTGCAGTTCGACGCAGACACCTGCCACCTGTCCATTTTGGAGTTGTGGGCCTGGCAGCGTGATGTCACGCGGTTTTCCGCCGAACCTGAAAGCCTGTTCCGTCTGCGGGTCAAGTACGCCTTTATCAACTCGGTGGACGCCGGCAGCACTGCTGGTTTGAAACGCATCCTGGAGCGCTTGGGCGTCGGCTACGTCGAGATCCAGGAGCGCATGCCCGAACGCGACTGGGACGTCGTGTTGCTCACCCTGAGCGATTCCCAACTGTCCGAGAACCCCGACCTGTTGCGTGTGCTGATCCGTCAGTACGGACGCACCTGCCGCCGGTATGACTTCGTAACCATCACCCCGGTGCGGCTCGCTGTTGCCCTGGTGGATTTCAATGACGATCAGCAAACGCTGGTCGCCAGCCTTTAGGAGCCCTCATGGCTGCAAGTATCACCCTCGCCGGCGAGAAACTGATCGCCCAGAAACAAGCGGCCAACCTGCCGCTGACCGTCGCCCGCTTCGTGCTGGCCAACGTGCCCGGCCTCAATGTGAGCGGCCCGGTCAATCGCGCCGGCGTGAAGCCGCCAGCGGCCCAGATCGTCTACACCGCAAACATCACCCAGCAGGGCTATGTGAACCCTAACCAGGTGGTATACAGCCTCCTGATGGGCACCGATATCGGTGACTTCGACTGGAACTGGATCGGCCTGGAGACCAGCGACGACGTGCTGCTGTCGGTCGCCTACGTGCCGTTGCAACAGAAGCGCAAGAACGTCCTGCCTGACCAGATCGGCAACAACGTGACGCGCAACTTCCTGGTGGTGTTCGACGGTGCCCAGCAGCTGACCGGCATCAAGATCGATGCAAGCACCTGGCAGCACGACTTCACTGTACGCCTCAAAGGCATCGACGAACGCGAGCGGCTGAGCAATCGCGATGTGTTTGGCCGTGCCTGCTTCTTTGATAGCGGTTTGAAGCTGGAGAAAGTCGGTAGCACTTACCAGCTCAAGGCGGGGGTGGCTTATGTCGAAGGAATTCGTCTGGAGTCGACAGCCGTCCTGCCGGTCGTCGTGCCGTCGGTGCCCAACAAGGCCTGGCTGGATGTGTCTCTGCAGCGCGATCACAGCGACGTGGTGGGTACGTTCCAAGTAGTGTTTGGTATGGACAAGGTGGATTACAACGACGGTGCCGGCGCACGCCATTACTTGGTGCCGTTGGCCGACTTGCCCACCTCATCGTTGATTACCGATCTGCGCAGCGTCGAGCCGATCATCACTGAACTGATCAAACACCTGGCCGCCCGGGTTGGCGACTATCCCAATCTGCGCGCCCGGGCCACCACGAAAGATGACGTGAAGCTGGACCAGATTCCCAACGCGATCAGCAGTGATCCAACCAGCAACAGTGATCAAGTGTTGGCCACCACCAAAATGGTCGTAGCTGTACGCCAACTGCTCGAGGCCCTGGTTGACACCAAACTCAACAAAAACGGTGGGAATGTCACGGGTACGATCAACACCACGCAGTCCATCGTGCTCAATAACGGTAGCAATGACTCGCCAGAGGTGCGCTGGGCGACGACGTTACGTACCGTCTTTGCTGATGTGTATAACCATACGTTCCGAATCTTTTCGACAGGCGTACCGGATCCGCTGAACCTGGATCTGGCCAACCAGCGTGCTTATCTGTTTGGCCGCGAGCCGTGGGACACCGGTAACTTCAATCCGGCCCTTAAAGCTGATCTGGCGGGGGCAGCATTTACCGGCCCGGTCAGAGTGCCTTCGCTACCGGCCACGACCAAGGACCAGCAGGCCGCGAACACTGCCTTTGTGCATTCGGTGGTCGCCGCCCTGGTGGACTCGTCGCCGGCGGCGCTCGACACCCTCAAGGAGCTGGCGACGGCCCTGGGCAACGATCCCAACTTTGCCACCAGCATGACCAATGCCCTGTCGGGGAAACTGTCGACCAGCGGCGGCACGGTGGCCGGCCGACTATACAGCCGCAAATCAGATGCTCAACTCGGCGTTTGGGGATCTGCGGGTCTGGTTCTCGATTCGGATTTGCACCCAGCCATTACCTTTCATGCCTCTTCGCGTGGTGTGGCGCGGATGCTGGGGCTCCAAACTGACAATGAGCTATATCTGGGCGGATCTGACCCTGGCCAGCCGCAGTACAAGCTGTACCACTCGGGCAACTTCAATCCTGCCGGCAAAGCCAACGTCGCCACCACCCTAGGTGGCTATGGCATCACCGACGCCTATACCGCCAGCCAGTCAGATGGGCGTTTTGTGCGGCTCGCGGGTGAAAACGGCTACACCGCATTCAGCCTCGGTCAGGTTCCTTCGCTGGCAGCGGCGGGTGCTCACAACCAAGCCCACGCCCCTCTGGCGATTGTGAACGGCAATAACCCGGCCGCTGCAGCAGTGATTACATTTCATCGGGGCGGGTCCTACGGCACGTTCTTTGGTCTGGACACGGACAACCAGTTTGCTTTCGGTGGCTGGTCAGCGGGTAACGCCCGGTACCGTTTTTGGACCGAAGCCAACCGGCCGAAAAACACTGCCTCGGTTGAGGTCAACGGCTGGCACAAAGACGCTGACACCGGTCGCATCGAGCAGTGGGGGCGAGTCACGCTGGTATCGCCGAATGCCGTCGGGGCGGTGGCGGAAGCGGGGATTTATTTTCCGATGTCGTTCCCGGCCGCGTTCCACTCTGTGACGTTCGGCATTGAGGCGGTCGGAGAGACCACTGAAATTGCCGAGAACCTGGTGGGGTTTCATAGCCCTGGCTTGGGCGCCATGACCGTACGCGTTCAACGCGTTTCCGGCAGTAACCCAAGCAACACCCCCATCACCATCCACTACCGCGTAACGGGGAAATAAATGGAGTTCTTTTACGGTCGCCCGTCGGGCGGGTTTTACAGCAACGCGAGCCACGGCCCCCGAACCATCACCATCGATGACCCAACCTTCGAACGACCGAAGATCCTGGTCCCGGATCCCGCATACATCGCGGGCGACCACAGCCAGGAGGAGTCCGTGCCGATGATCGAGATCGATGACCTCGGCGTCCCGGTGCCGCAGATTACCGTCGACAATCCGGAATGCCTGCTGCCCCCGGCGAGCGATCTGATCGAGATCAGCATAGAGCACTACCAATCCTTACTGGAGGCACAGAGCAACGGCATGCGTATCGACCTGGATGACAGTGGCCGACCTGCTGCTATTGCGCCGTTTGGTCCCAGCATCGAGACGCTGCGGGAGAATGATCGTTGCTGGCGGGACTATCAGCTCAAACAGACCGATGGGATGGTCAACCGTCACCGTGACGAGCTCGAAGCGGGGCAGGCAACGACGTTGTCGGTGGAACACTACATGGCGCTGCAGGCCTATCGTGGCGCGCTGCGTGATTGGCCGGAGCATTCGTCGTTCCCTGACATTTCAGCCCGCCCATCAGCCCCGATCTGGTTGGTGCTGCCATGAGTTGGACCAACATCAAGTTTCGCTGGCCGGCACAAGCTACTCAATGGATGGACCAGATGGCCGGCGCTCGCAATCTCATCCAGGGCGAAATGCTCAGCACTGGGGAGCGAGTCTCCAAGCTAGCCGACATCGCGACCACCAGCCCGGGGCCGATCGGCGGCGCCGCACAAGCGGCGATCAGCGCCGGCCGTACCGCCTTGGCGGCCCAGTTCGATAATGTCCCGTCGTGTATCGTCGTGACGCCATTCCAGCACGGCGTTGGCCAGGGCAGCGGCGGCCACCAGCGCTTTTTGTCCGCGCCGAACCTGCTACAACTACTGGCTGACAAGCTGACGGACACCACTGACGCTGTCCGCCCTCAAGGTCAGCAAAGCGCCTTGGTGCTGATCTTCCTCGCCACGCGTCTGGACCAGCTTGCGGCGACGTTGGGTCGGTTCAACGTGGTGCTGCCTATGCCGGACCTGGTGCGCGCCGAACGTCGGGCCGAACACCTGGCCAAGCTGGAGGTGGAAAAGTGGGTCATGCCGATCGCCGGGCAAATGCCGCTCTGGAGCCAGTTGCCGCTGCAGCGGTGCCCGATCACCAAGCTGGCCAGCCAGTCCATGGCCGGCCAGCTGGCGATGCTCGAAGGGTATGCCGCCGATAGCTCGCCCATGGCGGACCTTGCAGATCTGCAGGCGCGAAAGAAGGCGCAGGTACAAGAGCGCGAGCAGCAGCTGGCCGATCTGAAAGCCCAGTTCACCAACAGTGCCGACGACGTGTCGACCCAGTCCAGGATGCTGGGACCGGGTGACCTGGGCCAGCTGCGCCGCGAACTACTCGAGGGCGAAGCACCGGGCCATGAATGGCCGCTGTGTGCCGGCGCGCTGCTGGTGGGATCTGCAGAGAGCCTGAGCTTTGTCCAGGAACTGGTGGGCCTATGACGCTGCTACTTAACGGCGAGCAGATCATCGGCCACCGCATGAAGCTGACGGCCAACCTCAAGATTGAGGCCGACGAGCTGGGCGGCCAGACATCGGCAACCGACAAATCGCACAAGGGTTTCAAACCCAAGACGCTGACCGTCGCGCTGACAATCCCCTACAAGGCCCTCGAGGACCTGCGCACGATCATGCGCTTGGCCGAGGCGACTGCAGGCGGTGGCCAGCTCCAGACCTACCGCATCGTGAACGATACGGCCAAGGCCTTTGGGATCCGGCAGGTGACGTTCTCTGACGGGGTAAGCGCCCGTGAGGACGACACACTGGCCCAATGGATAGTCCAGTTCACCTTGAGCGAGAAGCTATCCAACCCGGAGAAGGTCGAGAACCGGCGCGCCGGCAACGGCGTAACGTCCCAGTCAGCACCAGGTGAAGGTGTTGCAGGCAGCGGATCGGGCACGCCCGAAGAGCTGACAGGCTTTGAAGCGGTGCTCAAGAAAGTGGACACCTATCTGGGCGGCACGCCATGAGCATGAAACTGCACAAGGTGCTGACGATCGGCGGCGTGACTATGCCGCTTATCAACGACGATGTTCGTCTGGACCTCAAGAGCCCGGGCCGTGCCACGTTCACAATCAAGGCCGGTGCCACCGTCAAAGGTTTGGTCACATTCGATATTGGCTACAACGAAGCGGTTCTGCAGCGTCATTTCATTGGCTATGTGGAACGATGCACAGCCACCAACGGCATCGAGCAGGTGGTGCTGTGCCGCGAGTTAGCCGCGGTGCTAGCCAACCCGTTGCCCATGAACCTGCGCCATGTGGACCTGCGCGCTGTGCTGGCCGATATCGGCGGCAAAACCGGACTGCGCTTCCGGGTTCCGGATCAGGCCTACACACGCGTAAAGACGCCGTTTTTCTACAACCTGGCCGCTGGATACCAGGCGCTGGACAGCATGGCGCGGGTGTTTGGCATCAAGGACTTTATCTGGCAGCAACAGGGTGACGGCGAGATCTACGTCGGTGCCTGGGCTGACAGTTTCTACGGCGCTCGGTCGCCGTTGCAGTTGCCGGTTAACCTTTTCGACGGTTACCAGGGCAGCCAGAGTGCCATGATTGCGGCCTTGCCAGGCCTGCGTCCGGGCGTATCAATCAACCAGGGCGAGCGGATCACGAACGTGACGCTGGTCGGCACACAGATGGCTATCAAATGGACGACGCAATCAAGCGCAGCGTAGAACGACAATTTCCTGAACTCACTGGTAGCTATCACCTACCGCGTTTCGCCAAGGTTGTGGCGGTGGCGGATGCGCCGGCCAGCGCCGGGCTGTGTGACGACTTCCGCCCGCGCTTCTCGGTCGACCTGCAGGTGATGGGACCAGATGGCGAGATCGACACGACGTTGCCGGTGCTGGCCGGCGTGCCGCTGCCCATGCCGGTGGGTGGCGATGAGATGGGATTCTTTGCATTTCCGGAAGAGGGCACCAGCGTGGTGGTGTGCTTCGCTTATGGCCTGCCGCACAAGCCCTACATCCAGACCATCCTGCCGCACGGCCTGACACTGCCGAAGGTGCCCAAGGGCGACCAGGTGTGGCAGCACAGTGACGCCGTACAGCAGCGCGTCGACGCGGACGGTAACTGGCTGCGCAAGACTGACGGCAAGATCCAGGACCATGCGATTGAGCGCGAAGTCGACGCCATGACGAACACCGAAAGCTTCCAGAGTCACACCAGAACGGTGGACGACCATTCGACCGAGTCAGTGGGTGGCGTGAAGAAGATCGAGGCTCTGGGAGCGCTAAAGCTGCTGTCGGGCGGATCTGCGAGTCTTGCCGCAGTAGATGACCTGCAGCAGGCGACTGGCCGGGATCTGAACCTGGTGATCGGGCAGAAGCACAACACAACGGTGGGTGGCGACATGCACGAACGGATTCAGGGACTGCGTGAGAGCATCACCAGCAAAAGCCAGCGCCTGCAGGCTTCAAAAAGCTGGGTCGGCTCTGAGGCAGTGAACATCTTTCAGATTGTGTGTGATCTGCTTGATCTAGTCCAGGAGATGAATGCCCAGCTTGCTGCCCATACTCATGGAGTATCGCCAGTCCCAAACAACGAATCCACTTTTACAGTTGGCGCAACCAGGGCGACGCTGTTAGCAAATAAATTAAAGTTGGTTACAGCTCGAAGCTAAGTTGACTTTGTATTTGGGTTGTCAGTCCTCCTTTGTTATTGCTTAATAAGTAGGGCTAAGTACTAACTTGGGTGGTGTACCTTCGGGCCAGTCCACCGGAATGTATTCAAGGTTCGTGTAAGTATATCTTGAAGAGCTGCCATGGACTGAGGTGTGATAGAAACATCACCAAATGATCCATCGGCCATGGTATACCCATACGATGAACCAGTGAGGTTGTTTAACACTAACCCGTTACCAAGGCTCACTATCCCCCCTGGCCCAGTATCAAATGGCTTCAGATCCATAGTTTTATTGTTTCGTCCTAGTCCACGTAATCTGTCCTCCATATGATGCGCAGAATTCCGGACCTCTCGAAGGTGCGGAAATACTTCAGTAATTTCCTTATGAAAGTTGGAGATTTCTTCGGGAATTTTCTCGATTTTTGATATGACACCCAAAAGCTTTTCAAATGAATCAAGAGCGTAAACAAAGGTTTGTGCGTAGATGGAGGGTAATTGAGAGTCAAATTCTTTAGGTAACTCTCCAGAGGCCCAGTGCTCTCTCTTTACGATTGTTTGGGCCTGAAGGTAAATATCTTGATATTTATCGTGATCATAAGTGAATGTTCTGTCCTGAGTCGTCGAACTCACAAGATCGCTAACTCGAGTGCGGTCCGCTTGCCACCTAGCTTTTGCTGTCTCAAAATCCCATTCAGATTGTGTCGTTTGATCAAACAGAATAAGAGCGCAGTTCGCCTTAGAAAATTCTGAGCGAAGACCACGTAAAAGGTTTTCGACATTCCGACACCAGTCTCTGTCTTCATAATCCAAAGACATCCCCGGGACAGTTATCTCAAATATATTCATGTTTAGTACCTAAAAAAGAAGCCTTAAATTTATTGGGTGCCTAATTTTTATGTAGGAGCATGCGCATAGCCTGTTTGTGTCTATATTTCGCATCACTGATGCCTGCACCACCATGACTGAGCATAGGCACAGCCGTCGACGTATTCAATCCCACTCAAAACGAAGCCGTTGTGAGCCATCGTAGCCAGTGTGACGTCCAGCAGATCCGGTAACCGCTTGCCCTCTTTGTGCATACCTGCATCGAGCCAGGCAATATTGGAATACCTGCCGAGGTGTTCACAGTGGGCCGATCTGACGATGACGTTGCCCTTGATAGCCTGGTAGCAATCCCTTTCCTTTGGTTTCAGTGCCACACCTTCGCGCCTCATTGGAACGACCAGGACATGCATCACGAACCACCATCTAGTGCCGGAAGGTCCAACTGAGCCTCAATCGCATAGGCCAAAGCACCGTCAGCGAGCTCCAGCATGTCACTGAACTCTTCTGGACTGACGATCTGCAAGCTATGTAGCTCGCCCGCACGCTTGATCAAAATCTTGTGGTGGACGCCTGGAGTTGCAAGCAATGCTGTGCTGTCGTTGAGCAGCGAAGCCCATTTCGCCACTGCTGCTTGCTTCTCCGTGATCGAGGTGGTCATGGGGGGACACTCTCAAAGATACTGTATGTACAAACAGTATGTTCAGGTACGGTACTTTTCCAGCGCTTTCCGATGAAATGACTGAGTGCACTCAGAAAATCATGGACGACAAAATTTGCTCAGGAATAAAAAAGCTTCGGGAAAAGCACTTATCCCCCTCCCGCCGACGGGCTTTGTGTCCCTTTTTTGTGCAAACCAGCGTTGGGGTGCAATCAGGGCTCCAGCCCAGGCTGGCTATGGGCTTCCGTAGGCGATAGGCCATTGCACTGAGTGCAAAGTTTTGCAGAGAAATGTCATGCGCTTGCACAGCGTGCTGTGAGCCCGAGCGAGGTACACGGGTCCTATAACCCCCAGCCCGCCTGGACGAAAAATGCAAAAACCCGTTGTTAGGGCAGTTTTCGAAACCTGTGATGCTCCAGAGGATCCTAAACTGATGCGATTGCGCGTTACCAGACTGAAGCCACGACAGGCCCAAGTTCATTGGCCTACAGCGGCGTCCGCCCCATTTTAGACATTGCACAACTCTTCACCTGCACTCCCCTCCTAGATTCTGTACGAAAAGTCGCTGCGCTCACGCCGGTCGATACGCGGCTTTCAGCTTGGTCATGGAACCGAATCACACAAACAACCACTTACGGTAGCTGTATGGAGGTAATGCCTAAGGAAAGACGTATTTACCAAAAAATGTCTACCGGAGTTCCTTATGTTAAACAAAATATCATCCCATCTGCGTAGCTACGGCAGCTCAAGCGCCCGTGAAACCTCTGGAACATCCAGTACAAATAGCGTTTCCCAGCTCTCTAAGGAGTCGCTTCGCGCGACTGCACAATTCAAAGGTAATCCCTACGGATTTCTCGCAGAAAACACAATTGACGGCCGACACGTAATACGCTCGGATGATCCGCTGACACGTCATTTGCTGGATGACACCATTAAGCAAGGTCACTTTGCACTTATAAAGGATGATAGCACTGGCAATTTTGTTTTGACGCCGGTTAACGCAGCGACAGAAGCAGACCGAGAAAAAACAATACATGCACACTGGATCCCGTACAACAACGGGCAGACCACGCCAGGCTTTGTCGACATACCAAAAGATCCACGTTATGCCACGCGGCAGGAGTCTGCCAGCTTCGCCTTCACAGCGGGTATGAACGGATGCTCACTGGAAGCAAGGGAGCATCCTAGCGGTAGAAGAGATTATATGCGTGTGTTTCATAATCAACACCCCTCCGATGATTATATAAATAGCCTTGTTGAACAGGCATCAGGTAGCAAGATCAGCTCCTTCGACTGGCCCGACTACCATCATGAAGATTCTGGAAAATACCCGATTGCCTTCAATATGATGCACTTCGATAAAGACTATGCTAAGTGGCAGTATATGGGTCAATCTCTCGGGGTAGGATTTACCGATACTAGCCATACTCTGAGCAAAACAAGACCAGATGTCAGCTTTAAATACGCCACTTAACGAACTTTTTGATTAAGCAAAAAGGCGACTTAGGGCAAAAGCCCGGTCGCCATTCACTAAAAAACTTAAATGATTGCGCATTCAATAGCTAAGACCGCTCTGCTCGCCCATACGACTCAGAGCCAATCAGAGATTTTAACGACGTGGCCCAGCGCCACTTCCCATGCCACCCTTCGGAAAACGGTAATTTCGGTAACCAAGGGGTCCATCACGGCTGCAGCCCTTTGAATACGAGGCTCTCAGCAATTACCAGAGGTGGTAATTTGGGGTAATTGATAAGGTAATTAAAACATAACTAATTGATTTATAACAATTTTATTTTTAAAGCCAACGACCAGTAAAAAGGTTATTCACTTACTACATAATTACCGATTAATTACCTTACTGAAATCCTCTGAAAGCCCCGTTGCTAAAGGGCTGTAGAGCGTTACTCAAATTCGATTACCGAAATTACCTTTTTCCGATGGCTGAACCTAAATCCAAAAAAATGGCACAAAACGGGGCTATCCATACCTGTCCCGTGCAAAGCCTTGGGAACACTCTGGGAACAAATGCGCGCCCTCACCGGCCGTGAAGTACCCGCAAATACAGGGGTCAGTGTGCCGAAATCAGCGGGCGGGTAGGTTCGAATCCCTCCTTCACCGCCATATTGATACAACCCAAAACCCCTGAATTCTGAAAGGAATTCAGGGGTTTTGTGGTTTCTGGGGTCTAAAAAATGGCCGTGGGATGGATTGTTCAGGGGCAAGCGCTCGGCGTCGTATTGATTGAATTGATCGCGGCTCATGGGGGCGGCCCCTTCAAGGGGAGTTGTCCATAGCCATCAACTCATTAGGACGCGCGTCGACTTTCCAGGATAGGTAAAAAGTACATGCCGGCCAGCATGTCTAAAAAAAATATGAGAGCTTGCCTGGACTTATCCCTACAAAACCGGACACCAACGCCCCGTTAAATTAATGCTGCCGCTAAGCGCCTGAACTCCCTCGGTGAACGATATTCAAGGTGCTGTGCGGATGCTGCTCGTTGTAATGCTCGAAGGCAATTGCCAGGTTGCGCAACGCCGTTAGTCGATCCGGCTTGGCATGTGCGCCACGTCGCTTGATCGTCTTCACGAAGCTCTCTGTCATGGCGTTGCTCTGCGGGCTGCGCACAGGTGTGGTCACCGGCTGTAAACACTTCACTGAACGCTTGGGATGGAATACCCTGCCGAGATGGCCAAGGCTGTGGTCTCGGAAGCCACCGAGTTTTTCCAATCGAGCTTAAGGTTCAAGTGTCCCGAACAGCAGGGCTGGCGATACCAAAAAACGAGAGAGGCGCACTTGGACTATCTAGCAGCACTGACCGCTTTCGTAGAGTCTGCCAATGGCAACAGCTTTTCCAAAGCAGCAGAGCGTTTGGGGATCAAAGCGTCTACGGTTTCGCGTTACATCAAAGATCTAGAGCAAGATCTCGGCATTGCACTTTTCAATCGATCAACACGAAAACTCGCATTGACGGAGGGTGGGCAAACATTCTTATACCATGCCCAAAAAGTCCTCTTTGAATTGGCAGAAGCCAAGGCGGCAACGTCCGCCCTCAATCAAAATCCCCGAGGGAGATTGAAGGTTAGTCTTCCGCCTGCTTTTGCGCGTCATCATATACTACCTTTAGTAGGCGAGTTTATTGAGCGTTACCCAGACATCACACTAGATCTCTGTCTTGAGGAGTCACAAGTCGATCTGATCGCCACTGGAATCGATCTTGCGATTCGAATTGGCAGGCTGGCCAACTCCAATCTCAAGGCGAGAAAGCTGGCTGAGGTAAAGACTTTCCTGTGTGTGAGTCCAGAGTTTGCCGCTCGCTATCCTCAACCGGATCGCCCTGATCAACTGCCCGTCGACATGATGATCATCGGGCGCCAGTGCCCCGAGGCGTTAATATGGGCAAACGACCACGAGCAGGTTTCGTTGCCCGTTGGTGCTGTACTTTGGATAAATGACCTTGACGCTCAACTAATCGCGGTGAGCAGCGGGTTGGGAATGGCATTGCTCCCAGACTGGCTTGCCAGCGCCAGTTTGCGCGATGGTCGACTGGTGCGTTGGCTGCCTGATTGGGAGATCAAGGCCTCACAGGAATCTGGCGCCGTCTGGTTTGTATATCCGCCGAAGCGAATCGTTTCTTCGAAGGTGCGATGCTTCATTGATTTCATTGCTGAACGCGTGGTTGACCCGCCCGTGTGGCAGCAATGA